CCATCATTGCCCTGTACGAATTGCAGTTTGGCGATGCTGGCGCAGAGGTGTTTACTCTGGCGACTAACCGTGACCAAGCGTCTATTTGCTTTGACTCGTCTAAGGCCATTGTCGAAGGCATGAAAGCAGAGCTTGCTGCTAAGTTTATTGTTTACCGCAGTGAGCTAAAGAAAGCTGGTGACTCTACTTCTACCTACCGCGCCCTGTCCCGTGAGAACAGGAAAACGGGTGATGGTAAAAACCCTAGTGTGGCTATGGTGGACGAAGCAGCGCAGATTATTGAGAGGTCATCTATCGAGGTCTTGCACTCTGGTATGGGCGCTCGTAAGAACCCACTGCGGATGTACCTGACTACTGCCAGCTTCACTAAAGAAACCAAATTCTACGAAGATTTGAATCATTTTCGGTCTGTGCTGCGTAGTGCTGCTGAAGATAACTTTAGGTGGTTTGGGCTGCTGTATAGCATCGACCCCGGAGATGAATGGAGCAATCCTGATGTCTGGGGTAAAGCCAATCCCATGCTGGACATTTCCGTTACCAAAGAACACATCAAACACATGGCAGATGAGGCTTCTGCCAAACCAGCCAGCCTGAATGAGTTCCTGTGTAAGCAATTAAACATCTATGTGTCTGCCAATAGCGCATGGGTTGATAGGCGGTTCTGGGATGACTCTATTGCCAAGATGTCGGCAGACAAGCCTGAATCTACATTTATTGCGTTTGACTTGGCTCACAGTCGAGATTTGAATGCTGTTTGTACCTTGCACAGATATGGGGAAGAAGATTTCTATGCCAAATTCCAGTTCTTCTTACCAGAGGAGTCTATGGACTTTGTTCCTAACCATTACAAGCCCATCTATCTACAAGCTCAAGCAAGTGGTATCCTAAAGCTCACTCAGGGTAATGTTACAGACCTGAATGAGATAGAAACCTACATCAAGCAGGAGTGTATTGACCATGATGTTAAAGAAATTGCTTTCGACCCTTACAACGCCGCTGCGCTGGTTGCAAACCTCTACAGCCACGGACTACCTGTCAAAAAAGTGGGCCAAGGTATGGCTGTACTGTCAAACCCAAGCAAAACGACTGAGCAGCTTATTCTCAAAAAAGCAGTAAAGCATGACGGCAATCCATTTGTGGGTTGGCAGCTTGGAAACTGCGAGGTTTACACCGATGTCAACGGTAATGTAAAGGTGCGTAAGAATGAGGCAGACCCATCTGCCAAAGTTGATGGTATTATTTCTATGATTATGGCTTTACACTGCCACTTAGATAATGTTTTCGTGACGGAATCATTTGGCTTTAGGTCATTAGATTGGTAGAATGTGCGGAAATAGGAGAAAATCATGGGACTTTTGGATGTTTTTAGCAGTAAAAAAGTAACAAATAATGAGAGTAACTCGTTGTTTGGTCAGACTGCATTGGGCAACAATATTGTTTACCAAAGTAATAAACAGCAGCCAAATGTAAATACCCAAATACTCTATGTCACAACTGCCAGCACTACTAATGCTGGTCGTCCTGTTGACATGTCCATGCTCACTCGCAACAGTACAGTGATGTCCTGTATTGCAATTAAGGCAAGGGCGCTTGCACAACTGCCTATCAATATTTGCTGCGAAAGCGAAGATGGCGAATATGTAAATGCCATCAAAGACCCGTCAGTTGGCAATCGTGATAAGACAAAAGCAAAGCAAGTAGCCAAGCTTTTGAACAATCCAAATAACTTTCAGAGCAAATATGAGTTCTGGTATCAGTGGCTCATGTGGTATGAGCTTGCTGGTGAAGCGTTTACTCTGTGGTGGCGTAAAGACCAAGAAAGTGCAACAGAGACACCTCTGGAAATGTACATCTTGGATAGCACCTTGATTGCTGTAACAATCAATCCTGCTAGGTATCCATCTTACCGACTGTCTACACCTTCTTACGGTTTTAGCCGTGACCAGCCACTCAAAGCGCATCAAATCATGCACTGTAAAGAGATGGCATGGCAAGGTTCTGCCGGTTTCAACAAAGGTATTTTGGCTGCTGAGTTGGTTGCCTTGGACCAAGACATTGACCTGTACGCAAACTATGTAATGCAGAACGGTGCAAAGCCATCTGGCATGTTCTCTACTGAAGCTGTTGTGCCAGACGCAAAATATAAAGAGATTGCAGCCCGTCTGAAGGAAGCTTGGAGCAACATGACAGGCTCACGCCAATCTGACCCATCTAAGCCCGGTCAAGGTATGTTGTTGGACCAAGGCATGAAGTACACGCCTTTGGAAATGCTCAACTTGCAAGATGCTGATGCTGCTAACCTGAAGATGCAAACCATGCGCCGTATTTGCGGCCTGTTTGGTGTGCCTCCGCAGATGCTTGGCATTATTGATGGCAAATTTAATAACAGCCAGACCCAAATGGATGAGTTCTATAAAGGAACTATGTACCCAATGCTGGTCAACATCCAAGAGAAACTCAAGCAGCACCTGTTTACAGGTTACCCATCATTGTGTGTTGAGTTTGACACCAGTGACTTCTTAAAGGGCGCTCCACTTGACCAAATGAACTTTGCGACAGCCGGTGTGACCAATGGAATAATGACTCCTAACGAAGCCCGTCAATATATGGGCATGCCTAATGTCGAAGGTGGTGATAAATTGGTCCAACCTAATAAACCGGCTGATGCTATTGCCGGAAGTTCATCACAAGATACTGGTGGCGGTGGTGGAAACCAAACTAAGAAAATGAATATAGGAAAGACTTGATAAATAATGCAAACTGATACAAAATATCTGGTAGCATTAGCAAAACAGGTTCGTCAACCTGTAATACAGTTGCCTGTTCTTTTAGGGCAACCCCCTAAAATACAAGATAACAACCAATCTATGGCTTTAGGGGCTATTAATGAAGCAAATGAATCTAATCTGCGAAGCGAGATTAAACCTAACGGAAAAAGCCGCAAACGGCGAACCCACAGGCAAGATTGAAGCCCGCATTACTTCTTGGGGTCCACGCGAAGGTGCGGATGGTCGCCGTTTTAACTACCAGCCAGAAGGCTTTATGGATTGGGCAGAACAATTTGCCTCCTCCGGTAGACCACTCCCAATGTTCCTAAATCACAATGCAGAGTCTATGCCTGTTGGCGAATGGACAAGCATTGAGATGGATGATGAAGGCATGAGCGCAAGTGGTCGCTTGTTCCTGAACACCACTGCTGGCTCAGATTTGTATCAAGTTATGAGCGAGTCACCTAACATGTTTGGTGGTGTCTCTGTTGGCGCTTACGCTGACGAATATCAGATGGTTAATTCTGATGGAGAACCCGACCAATCTGAAGAAGCTTACTTCCAAATCACTAAAGGTGGTCTGCGTGAGACTAGCATTGTGATGTACCCTAATAATCCTAAAGCTGAAGTTAGCAAGCTCGAATTCTTTATGGAAGACGGCTCTGTTGACTTGCGACAATTAGAACAATCTCTGCGAGATGCAGGGGTTTCTAAACAGAATGCGGTTGCTGCTGCTTCTGTATTTAAACAGGTGCTTGAGCAGCGAGATGCTGTAACAAAGCCTGTTGAAGACGCACCAATTTTGAGAGATTCAGAAGCGGAAGCAACCGAAGCGAAGATTCTTGAAGCTTTAGAGCAAAGAGAACTTCTTAAACTCCTAGACAAACGACTTAAAGGTTAATCATGTCACAAGTAATCTTAGAAAAATTGGACGCAATCGAAGCTAAACAAGCTGAGAGCGTTGCGGCTGTAGAAGCCAAAATCCCCGCTGCTGTTGAAGCTATCAAAGCTGAATTCAGCGAAATGGTTGCTGCTTTGGAAGCAAAAGTTTCTTCTATCGAAGCTCCTGCTCTTATCAAAGCTCCTGCCAAAACAACTCGTCAAGATGTCAATCGTTCTGTTAAAGAGCAACTGTCTTCTTTCTACAAAGGCAATGGTCGCGTAGAAAAAGAACTGCAAATCTTTGCTGATGAATCACAAATGCAAGCCTACCTGAACGAAGCTTCTGCTTTGACCGCTGGTGGTGATGGCAAAGGTGGTCGCACAGCTTATGACCCAGTGTTTGCTGCTTTGCGTTTGGCTAATCCTTTGCGCGGTGTATCACGCACTGTTGCTACTGATGGTTCTTCTTATCAGTTCCGTGTTAAAACGGGCAACGCTGGCGCTGCTTGGGGTTATGCGATTAACAACAACACAGCAGCTACAACTGAAGACACAACCATCTGGCAAATCGTTTTGCAAGACTTGAATGTCCAGTTCCCTATTCGTACTGCTGCGCTCGATGACATCGATGGTTTGGAAGCTAATGTTGTTGACGACATGCTTGCCGAATTCGCACAGGCCGAAGCACTTTCCATGATGCAGAATAATGACCAAGGCGCGACTTCTTTGCCATACGGCGGAAGCAACGGTTTGCGTTCATTAGACCAGTACGCCGGTTCTAACAGCACATACGCTGGTGGTACTTGCTCTACTGCTGCCTTTGGCACTTCAGGCACTGGTTCTACCAGCGGCTTGCACAGCTTGGCAACATACGACCAGACAACTACCAACGCTGCTACTGTTGGCGCTAACAACATCACCTATACCGATGTCGTGAATTTCATATACCAGTTGCCGCAACAATATTGGACCGCAAACGCTAAGTTTGTTATTAGCCCAATCTTGTTAAACGCAATTCGTGCATTGAAAGATAACAACGGCGCACCTATCTTCAATCGTAACGAAGGTTTGTCTGTTGAAGGTATTGTTGGTCAATTGATGGGCTTTGATGTTATTGTGAATAAGTATTGCGATACTCCTTCACAAACAACTGCTGGTTCTGCCGGTACTAACAGCTTGTTCCCAATGTACTTTGCTGATTGGAGCCGCTTCCATACCATCATTGATCGCTTGAACATGGTTATGCGCCGTTATGACCAGACATTGCCCGGTTTCATCACTTTCTTCGGTGAGAAGCGTTTGGCAACATCAGTTCGTGATCCTAATGCTGGTGTGCGTTATCGCTCAACTGGCACAGCGACCTAATAGTTGCAATCAGCGGGGGGTTAAAATCCCCCGCTTTCTTTTAAGGACACACCATGACCATCACTAAAAAAATCTTATCTGCTATTCAAGAAACAATTCAAACAGGTCAAAAAGTTTCAATTGATTTGCGTGAAGCATCTGCAATCACAGGTTCTGGTGATGGTGTAGGTGGTCGCACATTCTTTGATAACGCTTTTGCTGCTCTGCGTTATGCAAACCCAATTCGCGAGATGTCGCGTGTTATCCCTGCTGCTGGCTCAAGCGTTCAGTTTGTTGCCAAGACAGGTAATGCGGCAAATCAAACAAACCCATTTGGTTACACATTCACTCCAGACAGTGGTACACCAAATACAAACACATCAATTTGGCAATTGCCAACTCGCGTTATTACAGCGCAACTGCCGATTCGTACAGCAGTAATGTCTGATGTAAATTACTTGAACGAAACAATTGTTGAAGACTTGATGCTAGAGTTCGCGCAAATTGAAGGCGCTTCAATGGTGTTAAACAATGACCAAGCTGGCTCTACGACTACAGTAAACGGTGCTACAAGCGGTTTGCGTGGTTTGAACATGTACACAAGTGCAGCAGCATCTGCTTATGGCACAAGTGGCACTGCAATTACAAATGGTATCCATTCAATTGCAACATTTACACAAGCAGCGGCAGCGGTTACATATTCTGACATTACAGATATGACTCGTTTGTTTCCTGCTCAATATTGGAATTTGCCCGGCACTGCATGGATGATGCACCCGCAGACAGTTCACGAATTGCGTAATTTAGGTGGCGCAGCAGCAATTAAACAGTTTGCTGAAACTGGTGATGATGATGGCGGTGCTGGTGTTAACATTTTTGGCTTCCCTGTAATTGCCAATCCAAATATTCAGACTACAGGCGCAGGTAAATTTAACATTTACTTAGCTAACTGGCCCCGTTTTGTGACTATTGCTGATGTGGAAGAAATGACCATTCAAGCAATGGAGCAGACAGCCCCCGGCTTTATTACCCTATTTGCTGAAAAGCGTTTGGTAAGTACTGTCCGTGACCCATTTGCTGGCATTCGTTTAGTTGGCGTATAAACCATGAGCGCAGTAGATTATCAATACGGTTCGCCTTATTCGGCGCAAACACGCAATCCGTTTAACTATGAAAAGTTTGAACAGATTGACCGGGATAATGTTACGCCTTGGCTTACTCTTGAAGAAATCACTCAGCACATTAATTTGTATGATGATGAAAGTCAAGACACCTATCTAAAGGCTCTAGAACTGGCTACAAGGCAAGCAATTGAGGACTACCTAGGTCTGAGTATCTTTAGTGTGACTTATCGCGTCTGGTACGGCACATCTAGCCTTGCTGCTGCACCTGTTTGCTTTGACTTGCCTGAAGTTAGTCAAAATCAATACTCTAATCAACCGCAAGTTTATATTGATTCTCTTGGGTACTGGACTGACGCATTCCCTCCTGTTTTTACAACAGTTGCTTCAAATCAGTATTACTATGATGCTTCTGGTAATAAAGTCATTGTGTCTTCATTGCCAACATCAATTAATACAGTAATGACTGCTCCTATTGTGCTTCAATACACTACTGTAGCAAACCCAATTTCAGCCTATCCTGTGATTAAACAGGCTGGCCTGTTGTTGTTTACGCACCTGTATAACAATCGTGCAAATGCCACTGAAGTGAAGTTGAAAGACATACCTTTTGGCGTGACTACATTGTTAAGAAACTACAAGCCTTTGGTGATGTGATATGGGAATCAAACGGTATGAAAACATCACAGTCAACAATTTGACCTTTGGTCAATCTGACTTTGGTGAGCAAAGCACAACCCAGACTACATGGTTTGGGACACGTGCGCTTGTTGGTGATGTTGCCAACAGTGTAAAAATTGCTGATAAATACCGTTTGTATCAGGACTTAGTGAATTTCACTTTGAACTACACGCCAAACATGAAGACTATGGTTGATAGCCAGAACCTCTATTCGATTACATGGCGCAATGCAAACTGGCGCATTACTGATGCAAGAGAATCTAACGACCGGATGCATGTAACCTTTATGTGCTACCGTTCTGACCCAGTTACGGCGGTTTAAATGGCTACACAGAACAATGTCGTTATTTACGGAAAAGCCATTGAGTACCAATTGGCTAGTATTGTTACGCCTGTGCCTGTGTATGCTGCGTTTAATCGTAATTTTGCTACTCAGTCTAAGTTTATTACTTGGATGCTAAGAAATGTCCACCAGCCTGTTTATACGGGCCAGACGCAATCTAATAAGGGCATTGACCGCCCCATTTTTCAGATTTCTATTTTCACTCAGAACATAGAAGAGGGCTTTGCAATATCGAATCAGATATTACAATCGTTGCATGGTTATAGCGGTATGTTTGGTAATCCATCAAGCGGGGGATTTAATATTTCCAAAGCTGATGTGTTTTGGCTTTACAACAGTTATAACAATGAAGAAAATATGGCGCAAATCTTTTTAGATTGCACTTTAGACATCCCAACATAAGACAGTTTATTAACTCTTTGAAGGAAACTCAAAATGGCTTTACCAAATAAAATTTTGCCGGGTTTTAGTGCTGCGCTATATGCTCAACCGGGAACAACTCCAACTCCACTAAACATTACTCAATTGTCACAAGTTGCCAGCGTTGGGCCTATTGCCGTTTCAGGCAATCTGGTCCAAGTTGAAGCTGTGCCAGCCTTTGGTCAGGATGATGCAGTAGCAAACTTCTCAGTCGCTGGTTCACGCCAATCTGACAAGATTCCTACTCAATCTGCGCCTACATCGATGACTATTACTGCTGCTTGGAACCCCGGCGATGCAGTGATTAACACATTGTTGCGTACAGATGCCTACTCTGGCGTGGTTGACCGCACCTTTGTGATTAGTGCAACTGAAGGCGCAAACATTGTGTATTACGCTTTTGTTGGTCGCGTGTCTCAATTCCAAATTGATGCTGCACCCGGCGCTGAAGCTAAATGCACATTTACAGTTCATCCTCGCGGCAACCTGTTC